GCGTGTTATAACTGGGTTCACGAACCGACGTGATCATGCCCTTGGCTCCAATACGGAGACCAGAGTGGCCGGTCAAGCCCTGTACCCAAGCTTTCCGCCGCTGCACCCCAAACTGGGACATGCGCAGGTAAACAGCTTGCAACACCGGCATACCAGATGCCAGGGCGCAGCCTGCCGTGCCTACCTCGCGTGCCCACTGCTCATATGATGTGAGAAAATGCTGGTCCACGGTGGGCTGGAGGCACACACTGTCCTTGGCCAACCCAACATGGGGAGACCGACACATGACGTACACTCCATCCACACACACTGGCCTTGTCTGGCAGAACTCCACGCGCTCGAACACATTCACAGTGTCCTCGACCTTCATGGTGAACCCCATCTCCAGAAACCACTCCCTGAGTCCGGTCTTGAACCGGACCTCATCAGCAGCTTCCATAAAAACAACGCAATCATCGCCGTTGTTTGCCAGCCTGACCTGCACACACACAAACGCGGCATAAGCGTGAACCATAGCACACATAAGAAGGCAATTGCCCAATGATGTATTCATGTCACCACTCATCCTCGTCCCTTCCACGGTATACTCAACAGAGCCCTCAGGAGCAAAACACTTAACGTGGTTGCGCAATTGGGCTCTGAGGAGACCGGCCAGGTGGGAGTTAGGCCCTTGCCTAAACATCCACAGGTAAACAGAGTGCTCCCACTGAAGGGCCTGCACACTGACATGCTGATCAAATCTGCTTGCATCCAACCCGATTGCCACGGGGCTCGTAAACGAGCACCACATGACAAACAGGTGAGCAGCCGTTTGCACAGCATTGAACCCCTTCATGACGGTAGGACCCCCGAAGACTGCTGCTATGGCACGGCAGATTACAGCTTCGGCAGGTCGGATAAACAATCCCAATTCAACATTAAACCGCGGTGATCTGGGAGATATCATTCGCGGCGCTGGATCCGATTTCTTACTCAAGTTAAGCTTCTCGGCCTTCACAAACCCCTTCACCCAAGAATCCCGCATCTGCAGGGCCAGAATTCTCAAACTGGCTACAGCTGTGGCATACCTGATCTTGCGTGAGCCATCATATGAGTCTACGAACTGGTCGTAGCTCCATGGGTTGACGTAGATCAGGTTAACACACAGAAGGGCGAAAAAGACCGCCAATCTTAGGGTGAAGATGCCTGCCGTGGGTTTGGGAGGGGCCTGAAGCTCACCGTCAACTTCGACGGCGAACACCCTCTCCCTCACACCTCGCAGCAAATTCTTCAGACTGTGGTTGTGGACGCCCCACAGGGACTTAGCTGACAACCCCAGACACCGCGCAAACACGCGGATTTTAGGAGATCCTGAGAAGAGCTTGACCTTAATGCATTCGCCCACAACTGGCCGCACCACCGATGTGTCGAACCCAAGCCCCTTCTCTAGGCACCCCTATCGTGAGAATTTCACCTCCTTGGACGGGCTTTTCAGCCACGCCCATGAGGCCCACCTCTCACCAGGTGTAATGCCATCCAAGCCTCCCTCAACTTGGGCCACTTGGTCCCGCACAGCCTGTGACTGCAGTACTTCACTGCTGAACACATGACCGGCGTTGGGCACAAACGATAGGTTGACTGCCACAGGTAACAAGACCGCGATATGCGTCTCACGGACCTTCTCCCTGCGCATGTGGTCTCTGAGGAACCGCTGAACACAAAGCCTATTGGCCTCGGTGCGACAAGGCAGCCCAAACTCA